TCTGGCGAACGGAGCGGATCATTTCCGCCAGACCCGCCATGCCGGCGGCTTCCCCGCCGGGCGAAGAGATATCGAGCAGAATCGACCGTACCTCCGGGTCCGATCCAGCCGCACGCAGCTGCGCCGCAATCCCCTCGTAGCTGGTCAGTCCCGACCGGCTGTCAAGCCAGGCGCCGCGGTTCACCAGCGTGTCGAGCACCGGAATGATGGCGGTGCCATCCACAGTGCGGGAGAGCGACGCCGAACCGTCAGCGCGGCGCGATGAACCGACGAACCGGCTTGCCTCCGGGCCTTCCGCCTCCTCTTCGGCGTCGAAGAGGCCGGCGTCGAGTCCTATCCTTCCGCTCAGAACGCCGATGATGATCTGAGCCTTGGCGGGGTGAATGAGCAGCGGCGTATTGAGCAAGCGATCGCTGAGGCGGAGAAGCTGTCCGGGCATCAGTAGCCTCCCGCCCGGAGGCCGAAGCGCTTCCGAAGACCGCCAGTGCGGCCGCAGAAGCTTTCCAGCCGCGAAAGCTCGGCCCGCAGTGCTCCAAGATCGGTGCGGCCGTACTGGACCTTCCGCCTGACGCCATTGCCGGCGTCGAACTCGATCACTTCAGGGCGCCTGCCCTCGAGCAGTGCGTAATAGGCTTCGCGGATCCGCGGCAGCACTGCGCACGGATCGGCATAGTCGGTAATGACGGTCATGGGTTCGCTTGATCCCCGTTCTGGTCCTGCGACGTGCCGTCGGCAGGATTGGTGATCCCCTGGTACTGGTGGTCGGGGAGGCCGTAAGTCTCCCGGAGCGCCTTCTCGCGGGCGCGCTGGGCGTAGACGTCCTCGATGTCGTGGCCGAGGTCCTCGGCAATCGCCGCATCCGTCATGACGCCGAGGCGGCACCAGATCTCGTGGGCCTTGGCCATCTTGAGGTCGTCGGCCTGGGGTTTCGGGACCCCGCGCCAGATCGCACGCGAGGCGGCCGAACGGTTGGCGAGGAAGCCGTCGAGGCCTCCCGGAAACGGTATGCCGCCCCTCGCGATCTCTTCTTCCAACCAGGCCTCGTAGATGGCGGAGCAGAAGGGCGCCAGGATGTGGGCGCGGCGGTAGAGAGTGATCTGGAAGATTTCTCCGGAGGCCATCCGGACGCTGGAATAGGTGGCGTTGGTGTAATCCGCCGTGGCGCTCTCGTAGGTGAGCCCCATGCAGCGGGCGAGTTCACGCAGGAGATGGGCTGCGAAGTCCCGGTAGTCGGAATGCGGGTGCTGAGCCCGGTGAAGCTCGAGCTTCTGGCCCGGAAACAGATGCGCGATACGGCCGTTTATCCCCAAATTGATGGTGGCGTTGTCGTACCAGCCGGACTGCGCCTGGATATAGGCGTCCCACGGCGAGATGCCGCTGGCCGAAAGCCTCGCCTGTTCCTGCGGCGTCAGCAGCCCTGCGAGCACTTCCTCTGTCGGTTCGTCGGACGTAATCGACGCCGCGAACACCGTCTGCAGGATGGCCGCGGTCAGCGTGGCATCCGAGAGTTGATCGAACTGGCGGGCGACCTGCAGGGCGGGAGTGAGCGGCGAGATGCCCCTCACCTGGCCCGGCATGCCGTCGAACACATGAATGACCCGGGCCCGGCCCAGATTATCCCGTGCGGATACCTCGAACTCCACCGTGCCGAGCGACGTGTCCTTCCTCGTGGCGATGTAGGAAATGGGCAACCCGTCCCCATCCATTCGCACCCCCTGCACGATGTTGCGCGCCATGTCGTTGCGGCGGACCACCCGGTGCGGCGGGATCAACCTCACCTTGGTGCCGTAGCGGCTTCCCGGGCGTTCCCGCCACGGGATCTCAGCCCAGATCTCGCCAGTGGCGAACCACGACCGGAAGGCTGCCGCCTGTAGCAGGCCGAAGGATCGCCTGCCCTCGACATCGCACTCATAGGGCTTGTCAGCCCACAGGCTCCAGCGCTGCTCGACCGTCTGGGCCCAGCTCTCCGCATCAGCATTGCTCATGCCGAAGAGATCATTCTCCGGCATCGCCTTGAGGCGGAGCCCGGTGCCAACGGTATTGGCAACCGCCTGGTCGATGGCGCCGGACATCCAGCCCGAGTTCTGGATCAGGTCGATAGTGCGGGCGACCGCCAGATCCCAGGAGGCGCCGACATCGTCCGCCGCTTCCCGCAACGCCGGCCGCCAGCCGCCGAACACCACGCCGCGGTTGCCGCGCATGAAGTCGGAGCGGATCGACGGAGGCGCGACGGATCTGGCGCGGGAGGGGCCAAGCCACTCCCTCACGCGATCCATCATGCCCATGAGTTCACCTGTTCAGTCGCGACGACAGTCCTGCAAAGCGCGAACGAAGGTCGGGAGCGGCAGCAACTGCAAGCGCGGCGACCGTCCTGACCGGCTCTTCCGCGCTCGCTTGCGGCTCATTGATTGTTTCTTCCCGCAGCACCCCTTCCGGGATGCGCTGGACATTGAGCGAGTAACCGATCGCCATGGCGAGGGCCTCGCAGTCGAGATAGTGGTTGGCGCGCGACTTCTGCACCCACTGGGGTTTGCCCGTGGCGCCGTCGACGACACGCACCTCCGAGACGAGCTGCTTGGCGTAATCCTCGTCGATGTCGTCGGGGACGATGAAGGACCCCGGCTGGTCGAGCGGTGTGCGGATCCGCGAGACCAGCAGAGACTTGAAGAAGTCGGTAGAGAGCCAGACCAGATCGATCGAATAGGACGCCTTCTTGCCTTTCGCCGTCACCTCGATCTTCGAGACCCGGTATGGCGGCGACATGGTGGCCCGCCCCTTGGTGGGCGAGACCAGCCAGGGATAGCGCCGCGCGAACTCGTAGACCTTGTGCTCGTCGCCCGCATCCGGCTTGTTGGGCCGGAAACCGGAGTCGACGAAGACCCGCTCGATCTGCAGCCGCGCGATGGGCGTTAGCATCAGGTCGGCCAGGGCGTTCCACACCTCATCATCGTCGGTGGGTCCGTAGAGCTGCCCCCGGTCGATCAGCCACGACCTTCCCCGCGCTCCAAAGCCACGGATCGTGTAATAGAGCGACAGCTTCTGGACATCGACGCCCATGCCGAGCCGGAGGACACCTTCCGGCACTTCCTTCAGGCGATAGGGGGCACGCCGCTGCAGGATCTCCTGCCAGTCGAGCGCATCCCGTCCCGCCGCCGGGGTAAAGCATTCGCCGAAACCGGCATTCAGCGCCGTCTGCACCTGGTCGGGATCACCCGAGGCAAGGGCGCGGACATAACGCTCGACCCGTGTGCCCCAGGTGACGAAGGGGCTGGCAAGCCCGCTCGCCCAGAAGCTGATCACCGCGTTCTCAGGGGGTTCGCCTCTGACTTCTCCCTCCTCGATCCATTGACCCGGAGCCACATAGAGCCCCCGGGCGTTCATCTCCTGCTTGTCACTGTCCTGGTGCAGCCCGCCGCAATGGGGACATTGCAGCTGGGCGGACTTGGCGGCTTCCGCCGGGGTGGCATTCTCCGGCCAGCGCATCTGCTCGAAGCGCGGCACGAAGTATGTCTCGCAATGGAGGCATGGCCAGCAGAAGTGGTGCCGTGTGCCTGACTGCCAGAGTTTCCAGATGGCACTCTCGACCGCCTCGGGCTGGGTCACCTTCCAGAAGCGAAGGTTGCTCCGTTCATCGAGTTCAGTTTCGATCAGGCCCCGGGATGGCGTCGAGGTGATCGCCGTGACGAAGTCGGCGTAGGTCTCGCCGCGGGCTTCGACGAGGCCGAGCGGGTCACCCTGCCCCTTCACATTGGCAAGCATCTCGTCGTACTCATCGACCAGTGCCAGAGCTGCCGGGCTCGACTTCAGGGCGGCCGAGGATCCCGCATGTGCCAGGCGCACCGGGACGCCTGCGACGGTCTTCAGGGTCTTCTTCATCCGACGGCCGCGAACGACCTTCGCGGACAATGTCTCGGCTTCGTCGAGCAGGCTCATCAGCCGGGGCTCGAACTGGTCGGTCAGGAAGTCCCGGATGGGACCGACGTACAGGATCGGCGCCGGCCGCTGGTCGAGACGCGCGCCCAGGACATCGAGCAGCCCATCAGTCTTGCCCATCTGGGCCCCGCACACCATGACCACCCGCTTGTGGGTCCCGGCATGAATAGCCCGTTCGACGGGTACGATATAGGGCGTGATCCCGGGGTCACGTGGCCCCGGGAGACCTGAGGTCTCGGCGTAGACCCGGTTGGCACGCGCCCACTCATCAGGCGGCAGCTTCGGCGCGGGCCGGAGAATGGCTTCTGCCAGCCTCCAGCACTTCAGCCTTTTCTGCGGCTCGCTGGGCAAGGCGCGAGAGGACACCATCGATCTCCGTTTCAACCTTCTGGCGCTC